CTACTTTGAAACTTGTACAAATTGCCGATGTTATTGCCATAATTTATTCTCCTAATTACGGTGACGGAGAAGGGACTGGTATACGAACTGTTCCATCCGTGTAGTCGTCTCTTTTACGTCTACCAAGTTGCTCTGCAGCAAACTTCTGTACCTCTTGTTTATACTTATTTTCATATAGTGTCAACATATCTATTGGACCTTTTAAATATCCATATGCTTCTACTAGACATGCATATAATAAACCATTTGGAAAATATAGACTAATAAAAGTGGTTGTATTTGAGCTAGATAGTCCATCAGGAATAGCTTCATAATGAATTTTAAATTTGTATGTAGAATTAGGCACTGGAGCTAAAAATAATCTTCCAGATGTTGTGTCACTAGTTCCTGTAGCTCCTCCAAACATAGCATAATATTTAGGCTTGCCTGTAGATGTTTCTGCCGGAATATATTCTTGAAGATAAGTTTCATCTTTTTTTTCTAACCAAGTATTTGCACCTGTAATAGCTGTAGTAGAATCATATACTTGAACACCTTTTACAAATAAAGTTTTAGCTGGAACATTGATTGTGCTTTGCCCTGTAACTAAATTACCAACAGATTGTTTTTTGTATGCATCAATTGGCACATCTCTTAAAATTTTAAATTCAGCGTCTTCAATAATTCTATTACAAATAGCTG